ATTCTTCATGGACTTCTTATATTCCTGATCAGTGGATGGACAACGACTTCGTTAAGTCCAATGTCATGGCCTATGGCGAAGACGTCATTGGACAGGAAGTGTCCAGATATGTTAAAAGGATGTGTTTCGCACAAGGTGCGGCTACTACGGGAGTGTATTCACTCTTTGGAACTAAAGCCGCCGTGCTCTATGCTGGTCTAAGTGGAATTTACCACATGATGACCATTGGAGCTGTCATTGAAACAAAAAAGAGTGCTTATTTTGATAGATTAGTCGCAGCTCGCGACACGTTACCTGAGTTGTTTAAAACAATTCGTGACAAACATGTTAAATATGCTTGCGCAACATTCGCAGCATTAGGTGCCATTTATGGCGTCGTTAAAACATTTAAAGCTATCAAAGCGAATTTGTCTGTCCAGGGAAAACTCAATCCCAAATCTATTGACGACATTCGCAAACGTGATATGGAAGCCAACGTATGGAAGGTTCCAACTGTCACACCTTTATCTCATAAGGGAAGTTTTGTCAATCAACGCTTCGCCTCCAATTCGCTTAGAACGGCTCAACATATTGTTGATATTGGAGGTCACTATAGTGGTGCCTTTTGTGTACGATCAAAATTCTATTTAATCCCAGGGCATTTGGTGCCAGAGGAAACTAGTGAGATCGCTATCACATATGCTGGAGGAACTGAAAGGAGTTTGTTGGACCCTAAAAAAGTCTACAAGTTACCACACACAGATTCAGCATTGATTTATGTGCATAATGCACACCCGTCCAAAGACATGCTAAAACATTTTGAAAATGATTATGTGAAACATCCTATTATGGCTACTTTACATGGCATGACATCAGATTTGGAGCAGTTTTCTGCTGCTACCTGGTGGCACCACACGAATGGTGTTTACAATGGAGCTGAAACATTTCCAGGGGCATTTTATGACCTTAAAAATATGGAAACTTTCGACGGGATGTGTATGTCTCCTATTGTTTCTGATTCTTTAGAGAAGAAGATCATAGGCTTCCATATTGGAGGCGTGACAGGCACAAGTAAAGGATGTGGTTTTGCTATCACAGCACCGCAAATTGAAGCGGCTATTCGAGAACTCGGGAAATTGAGTCCCACATTCATTCCAGCGCCACAAGCGAAGGAAATCAGTGACTCTATGCTCGGTGTCGAATATGCTCACAGTGGGGACATCCATTATAAGTGCCCTACGAATTTTATTACAGGAGATCCAGCATGAATTGCATATGGAACAGTTTCTGGAAGATCAACAACAAGATCTTCGGTTATGGATACACCCATTTCTGCTACGGTAGAACAGGTGACAGGTGTAGCTAATGTCTACGGTCCTCCACAATTCATCTCGCCTATTGAGCGAGATGATGGGAAGATCGATCAGCGCGCTTGGCGTCCATGGTTCGAATCATTGGAGGTATGTTCTAAACCCTCTATTGGTTTTGAACAAACCAGTGTCGAT